CGCTCGCTCACACGTAGTTGCTGAACACGAACCGGACAAAATCCGAGCCGTATTTGGTGCAACAAAATTACTGTTAATGGCAGAGAACATGTTTATTTGGAATTTACAACGAATTTATCTAAACGAAGCAATTGGAGCACTTTTATGGGGTCGAGAAATTATGAAAGGTGGATGGCTGAAACTTTTAAGTGAACTTCACTCAAAAGGTAAACCAAACACTTTCCTCACATTAGATTGGTCACAATTTGACAAACGACTATTACACGATTTAATCGACGTAGTCCACATGATCTGGAGATCCTACTTCTCCTTCGAATTGTATCAACCTACCTCATTCTACCCACACGCGAACCCTCGCAATCCACAACGCATCGAAAGACTTTGGAAATGGATGTGCTATTCAATTAAGCATACACCAATTCTTCTTCCGAATGGCGAACTATATAAATGGACATATTCCGGATTTGGATCTGGCTATCAACAAACACAGTTGATGGATTCTTTTGCTAACATGATAATGATATTAACATGTCTTTCAGCTCTTGGAATCAACATCAAGCATGATAGTTTTTGGATCAAAGTTCAAGGAGACGATTCTTTAATCGGCTTTTTCGAATATACCTACTTATTATATGGACCTGGATTTTTAGACAAACTTGCAGACGCAGCAATGTTCTACTTTAATGCTAAACTTAACGTTAAGAAAAGTTTAATGCAGAACAAAACTGATGGACTGACTGTCTTAGGGTATTTTAATCGCAATGGATTTCCTTACCGAACCGACGAAGACCTACTACGACATCTGTTTTTTCCAGAGAAATTACAGAATCTCGAGAGACTGGCAGCTTCAGCTTTAGGACTGGCATTAGCCGCTTCTGGATGCTCAACACAGTTTCATAACCTATGCGAACGCATATGGAACATACTCGTCCACGACTATGGTATCACCCCAAACTTTTCACAACTAGTTTGGCTTAAGAAGACGAACGTCTATTCTAGACTTGACGAATTCTTGGTGACAAAGGAATTTCCTAAACAAATCGATCTTCGAGCACTATGCTATCAATTTCCAGTCAGAACTGAAAATGACAAGCAAAAGCTCTGGCCCACAAAGGCTGGAACTCGAGGCCGATTCTACTTTTTGGAGTAGTTTTC